TATAAGGGTTAAAATTTGGTAATGTATATGGTTTAAGAAATGAGATTTTAAATACTATAAAAAATCCACAAGGTATATTAAGTACCTTACAAGGTGCGTTGGCACAAGAGGAAACAACACCAGGTTTTACTGATCCGCTTGGTGCTAATATATTTGAAGGGGAAATAGTAGCTGGAAGTACGCAAGTTTTAGAAACTTCTAATATTATGCCACCTGGGCAACCTGCCAGACAATTACCATCAGGTAATAATATATTTGGACAGAGCCCATCAGGCCCTGCACCATTAGAGAGTAGTAACATATTTGAATAATAAATGGGAAAACTAACAACAAAGGATTTAAAAGATGATAATCTCAAAGGTACTCAATGGATAGGTATTGTTGAAAATACTGAAGATGATATCTTTGAAGGTAGATGTAGGATTAGAGTATTTGGTAAAATGGATCAACGAACAGATCCTGAAGATCCTAGTAGTGATTACCTTATGCCTACTGGATCTTTGCCATGGGCTAGGCCATCGGTGGCTTCATCAGGCGGAAGTAATACAGGAAGCGGTACATTCTCTGTCCCAAAAATTGGCACGATACTAAGAGTAAGTTTTGACAATGGTAATTATTACGCGCCAGTATACCATGAGTCACTATACCCTTCAGATGAGACTAAGGCAGAGGTAGAGGCAGCCTATCCCAATTCACATGTATTAATATATGATACGGCTTTCGGTTTAACTGGAGGTGAAAACGGTACAGAAATAACTAATGATAGAGAAGGTGAACATATAAAGGTTTTCTTTACTGAGGAGAAAGGTTTAATGATGGACTATACTACAACAGAAGGCCCAACTACTGTTAATATAAAACCAGATAATTCAATTGAAATAATAAATGCAAACGGTGATTCTATCATAATGCTTAATGATGGAAATATAACATTTACACATTCGGCTCAATTTACGATTAACAGTGGAGCTGATACTGTTATTAATGCAGATACTAATTGTCTTATTAATTGTGTTGATGCTGTTATTACTGCAACAGGTGAAACTCATATTAATTCACCAAGAATTAAATTAGGAGAAGCTGCTGCTGAAGCTGTTATTAAAGGTGATACATTTGCAGGAATATTTGATGCACATACTCATGTAGGTAATTTGGGTGCCCCTACTAGTCCCCCAACGTCTGTCACCGCACCTTCATTAAGTGCTAAGAATACAACTGACTAATATATAAACTATAAATTAATTTTTTAAAAGATGCCATTAATTCCACCGATTTTAAACACTGCATTAACTAGCGCGTTCGCGGCTGCTATGTATGACTTTATTAATATATCAGCTCAACCTGGTACAAATGACGGTGTTGATAAATCAGCTTTAGCTATTTCAACGGCATCCGCAACATTTTCAAGTATTGCTGGGCCAGCAATCGATGCTTACATAAGATCACAAACTATAATTTTACCACCTGGGCAGGCCGTAGCCACAGCAGGATCCCCAGCTGCACAAGTTGGAGCAACAACTTCACCTTCACCACCTGCTCTTATTGCATAATCTTAAACTATTTAGAAACCTAAGTATATAATAATTAAATTTAGACTAGGTAATATATAATCTATAATAACCACTCTTAATAAAAAAATAATGATTGAACAAGAAATTACCATCCAATTAAGTGATGATCCATTTGATACAAAAACAATAAAAGTAAAAGTTCCTAGAGGAACTAAATTAATATCTACTGAAATGTATGCTGCTGATGTTATGGACTTATATAATTTAAGTGACGAAGACACTGATAAGCTAAGAAAGTCAGAAGAGAATACTAATTACATTACCCAAGGCGAGATTGTTTATATTAAAAAAGAAATACAAAATATAGATGGTGAAGAGGTCGAGGTTAAAATAGAAGCATTAATTGAAATTTCAAAAAAGAATACTGCTGTATGTAATTTGCTAAAAGAACCATTGGAAATTGTTATTCAATTAGAAGTAGGAATGATGGTTGATATTAAAGTAAAAGATCATAAACGAGGAACTATGTATGCTTCTATTAGTGATGCGATGGATGAAGTAAAAAGAAATGAAATTTTTAATGCTATTGGTAATAAGACTATTGGATTTACTGGTAAGGTCAAAGAACTTATTCATGGTGGTTACTGGGTAGAGGTTGGTGGAGTAACATGTTTTATGCCAGGATCTTTAGGTGGTTTAAATAAATTACACAACTTTGAAAAACTTGTAGGTAAAGAATTAATAGTAATGCCTATAATATATTCTAATGAGAAACAGACAATTGTAGTATCACACAGAGAATATTTAAGAACAATGATTCCTACTGCTGTTGAACATTTAAGAGAAGAAATCAAAGAACAAATCACAGGGATCGTAACAGGTGCTACTAAGTTTGGTATATTTGCTGAGTTTAATGAATCTTTAACTGGGCTAATACCTAAAAATGAATTGGATGATTCTACATTAATATCATTTGACAATAGAACTATTAAACCAGGTGATGAGATTACCTTCTGGGCTAAAGAAATTATATCTGATAGAAAAATTATATTAAGTCAGCTAGGTCCTAAAATTGATTTATGGGATGGTATAGATGAAAAATATAAACCTATGATGATTACTGAAGGCACGGTTACGAAGGTTACTAAATATGGTGCATTTGTAGAATTAGAAAAGGGTGTTAGCGGTCTTATCCATAAAACTAAACTAAAGGATGCTGATCTTACTAAAGGTGATACTGTTAATGTTAAGATTGGTAGTGTAAATGTTAGTGATCACAAGATCACAATGAACTTGGCATAACATAAATCCTGGTTTAGAATATATAAACAAATCAGGTTAACTATGTATTCTAACGAACAACTTAATGCTATACACTCTTCCAAGATTGGTTTTGAATTTGAATTCTTTGCAAATGAGAATTTAGACCTCACGAAACAGAGTTTATCACAGACACTAAACAAACAAATAAGAGTAGAGGAAGCTGCCCATAGTGACTTTGCCCCTACTGATCAAATTTTTAAACTAGAGCCAGATAATTCCGGTGGTACTGGAATGATTGAATTGGTCACTGGTCCATTACCATTTGTTGAAGCTAAATTAATTTTGGCTAAAACATTAAAATGGATTAGAGAAAATGGATCTACTAATGACCGATGCTCTATTCATATTAATCTTGCGTTTGATGGTAAGAAGCTAGGACCTATTGTAAATATGTCTAGATTAGATATAGGAAAATTCGTACTTAACTTTGATGAAAACAAGGTATATGAAGAATTCCCTAATAGACGAGATTCGGTATATGCAAAATCTATAAAATTTATCGTGCCATTAAGTGGGATGACTCAACCATCACCACAAAAAAATATTTGGACGAACTATATGTTTGTCAAAGAAAAATATTATGGTGTTAATTTTGGTAAAATACAAAAAGGTTATATTGAGTTTAGATACTTAGGTGGTAAAGATTATGAGAAGAAGTATTCTACAATACTCTCATTAACAGAACATTTTCTTACTTCATTATATGAAACTTTAGTTAATCCAAAATATAGTGAATCTGACTTAAAAGTATTAGATAAGATTTTAGAAAAGCATAAAACTGTTGTAGAATCTTATAGAACATATTTATCTTTTAAAGAAAAATTTCCAAAGATTCATTTAATGATTGATCTACAAACATATGATCAAATCATTGAAATGTATTACCCTAAAATTAGAGAAAAGATTTTTGAATTAATTACTAAGGCTGATCTGAATGAGGGTATGGTTAATTATGATTCTGATACTGGTAGAATTCAAATTAAAGATGCTAAGTTACTAAGATGTTTTGAATTAAATGGTGTTGATATTGTTGATTCAGTTATTCAAGGTAATATTGTTAATTGTGATATCTTCAGTTGTGATTTAAAAAATTCATCGGTATTTGAATCCAATCTTTTTGGTGCAACTATAGTAGAAGATTCTAAAATAGAAGAATCTTACGTTTCTAGAAATGTAATTGTTCAAGAAAGTTATGTATTTGGTAAAAGGGGAGTATTTAGTGGTGAGATGACTGGAGGTATTTTTAGACAAGGTCGTGCAACTAAACTTGCAAGATTTAGTGATAGTACCGAAGTAATAGAAATAGAAAAAATTAAATAAAGATATGGCTAGGCAAAAAAGTTGGTGTAACCCTGATTCACAAGAATGTTTAGATGCACTCATAAAGGAAATAAATGATGACTTAACTGTAGGTTGTCAAATACCCTTTACAGTACCTAAAAAAGAATTGGCTCATATTATTAGTAGAGCTAAAGATTACTTTTATAAAATATATGAAGATAGTGTAGAAGAAATGTTTATTGCTTTACCTGCATCCGCATGGGGAGAAGCTGCATTTAGACAAGGCGTTAGTCATAATGACCAGACCAGTGCTACACCTAATAAGTTAACTGAAAAGGATGTACAAAATCCTAGAGGTGTTGTGAAGATGCCATCTACTGTTTGGGCTGTAAATAATGTATTCCAAATAAATGGGTTCTCTGGTGAAGATGGTGGATTTGGTAGTCAATCATTTTCTGCTGGTGATGCAGATTTTTCTTTAGATAAATTTATATACTCAGATGTTTATGGGGCAGGGCTTGGCTCAGAAGAATTAATGTATTATGTAATTAACTCTAAGTTTATAGATAATGCAAGACAAGCACTACAGGCTCAAATGTCATATACTTATAATAGATTAACTAAGAAGTTTAGATTCATGGGTGAATTGCCTAATAGAGGTGCATGTATATTCCAAGTTTATAATACTATTCCAGATTGTGATTTATTCCAAGATGAGGCATTTATTAGATACTGTATTGGTATGGCTAAAATTCAACTAGCAAGAATTGTGGGTACGTTCCAATTTAACTTGCCGGGTAATATCACTATTAACTATGATCTAATCTCAAGTGAAGGGAGAGAAGAAGTAGATAGAGTAGTAGAAGAGATTAAAGGTGATGAAGGGGTAGATTACTTTTTTACGGGGTAAATATAATCTAAGACCCTCAAAAAATGTAGAGAATATATAATAAAAGAATATTCTCAATGATAAAAGAAATATACAGCAGAGACGTAGATGCACCAAAGTACAATGATGACGTAATTGAGGTGACCGATCAATTACAACAGCTTATTCTTAAAATAGAGAATTGTTTGTTTACAAGGAAAGGTGATGTTTTAGGTTCTCCTAACATGGGATGTAACTTAGATGATCTAGTTTTTTCTTTAGTATTAAATGAATCTGTGATTGCACAAAAGATTAGCAGCCAGATCCAAACATATTGCTTAAACAGTAGTAGCTCTGCATTCGGTATAGATGTAAGAGTTTCATTCTATAGCACAATAGATAGAAACGGCTGTTTAGTTGATATTTATGTAAATGAAGAAAGAGTCATAGGGGCTTTATTTTAAAATAAAAATAAAATAATTAATGTCATTTTTTAGTAAAACCAGAATAAAAGCAACAGAGTTATTTTTTGATGCATTCCAATATCTACAACGTCAGTATGACCAGTCTGGAGAAGTGTTTACACCAGCGTCTCCGTTTGGACAAATACTTACAGTTGTTGCGAACTTAGGAGAGCTAATTTTATTTTATATTGAAGCTGTTGCTACTGAGCTTGATATTAGTAGGGCTAGGAATATTGAATCTATTTATGGATTGTCAAGATTAACTGGTCACGATCCTACTCGAGGTATATCTGCACAAGGTATAATTGGACTAAGATTAAACACATCGGCCGCTAGTTTAGTCGATGGTGATTTTGTCCAAATAATGAATATGATGCCATTAGAAGTAGGTCAAAATAGCTTATCATATTTTTTAAAGTTTGATAGTGATTATATTAGATTAGAAAAAACTACTAGCCAATTTGTAAATGTACAATTAATACAAGGAGAAGTTGAAGATCAAACTTTTACTGGAACTGGTGAAGATTTGCAAAGTTATAATTTAACTACAAAAGATCCTACAGATCAGTACATGGTAGATATTCATGTTGATGGGAAGTTATGGAAAAATGTTAATTCATTATATGATATGAACAATGGTGAAAATTCTGTAATGGTTAAAACTAGTGTAAATGGTGGATTAACCGTTTTCTTTGGTAATAGACAATTTGGGGAACCGCCTGCGTTAGGTTCTATTATTAAAGTTACTTACGTAAAAACGAGAGGCTCTGCTGGAAATATAGGAGGTAAAAATTTAGATATGAAATTTAAAGATCCAGCAACAGACCCACAAGGAAACGAGGTTGATCTTAATAAAGTATTATCGTTAAATATTGTTCGTAATCCTATGTTTGGCTCTGATAGTGAAGATCCTGCATTTACTAGATTAATTGCACCATATCAAAGTAATTCATTTGTTTTAGCAAATCCAAATAATTATATTTACTATTTAAGTAAGTATGATTACTTTTCTTTTGTAGATGCTTATAATACTAAAGATGATGAATATTTAGATGATGATAACATTATTTACTTATTCTTAATTCCAGATATTGCAAAAAAGATAACTAGTGATAAGGATTACTTCAGTGTACCTGTTGATGAATTTAGTATGACGGCTGATGAAAAGGAAATGACTTATGAAATACTAAACAAAAGTGGTAGACAATTAGTAACAGCAGAAGTTAGGATTAATGATCCTGTTATTGTAAGGTATGCATTGAATATTGTATTAAGATATGTTGAAGGTTTTGATAAAGATGAAATTCATGCATCAATAAGAGAACAACTCAGTACATATTTTATTTATGTTAATAGAAGAGATAGAATCCCAAGATCAGATTTAATTGCAATAATTGAAAACGTAGATGGTATAGATTCGGTAAATGTATTCTTTATATCAGAAAAGAATGAAAAGGCTATAAGAGATGGATTTTATGAAGTACCTGTTTATGGAACTGACCCGGTAACAGACCAACGAGTTTTGATAGAAAAGAAAAAAGTAATGATTACTGTTGGAGAAGATCCACAATTAGGATTAGACGAGTTTGGTGATGTGGTAATTGGGCCACAGGATTTAGCAATTATAAGAGGTGGGTGGAATGATAGGAATGGAACATTCTATGAAGATATCCCAAACAAGAATGCAATAAGTTCGTTAAATATTTTCTTTAAAGGTACTATACCAAATAACCTTTATAATAAAACACAGCAATCTAAATTCCAAGATCTTAAAAGAACTAGAGGTACAACAATAGCTACATCTGGAAATTCTAGGAGTACAAATACTGGTAGGCTACAAGATAACCCTACACTAAAAGCAATACAAGGAAAGTAATATGAATAAGTTTACAACAAGACGAACCGGTATGCCTAGCGTATATAAAGCTGCGTATGAAGAAGGGTGGAAATTAAAAAACTTAGGAAATGATTATGGTGAGAACCTTATGAAGAATTCATTTTCTAATTATATGTTTAGAAATGAAAGACTTAGAACTTTTATAGATACTTACCTTAAACCTATTATGGTATTTTGGATTAACAAAGTTAAGTACCTAAGAATCTTTTATAATTTTGGTGTACCTAAAGATTATCAAAAAATAAATTAAGATGGGAAATTGGAAACATTTAAATTTCTTTGATAAGCAAGGTAAGTATTTAAACTTTGATTACAATGAAACTGAGGATATATGGTCAGGTACTATGTACTTGCCTGCGGTGTCTATTGGTTTATTTGAAGTTGGTCAATTATTTATACTTGAGGAATTTGTAAATAAAAATACAAATTTAAAACAATTTGGGTTTCCTCATGGGATTGAAGTAGCGACAGGAACTACTGGTTCTACTGGTGGTATTTGTAACTGGACAGCTGAGTGGGAGACGTCTGATCCAACTGAAATATTTTTATTTCAATTTGATATGGATTTTGATACCGGTACACAAAGTGCATTGGTACAAGAAGTGGATGGGCCACCATTAGTTGTCATAACAGAATTAGAAATACCATTAGATTCAGACTCATCAGAAAGTGTAAATCCTGAAGGGTATACCGTTACAGATAAAATTACATCTAGTTCATTACAGCTTAATTTTGCTATAAGATCTGAAACAGAAAATACCTTTGAGCGAACATTGCTAATAAGAGATCAATGTACTCAAAATATTATTGCTGAGGTTTTAGTATGGGGTGAAACAATAGGTGAGGATGAGAGATTAAGAGTTATGACTCAGAATATGGGTTATAATATTTTAGAATCTGATAGTAGTGTATTTAGGAATACTAATATTAAAGAAATCCTTCCTAACTTTGAAGAAGTGAATCTGAAAAGAAAGGAGATAATGCTGGAGGGATCTAACATATACCCATGGATAGGATCTTACAAAGCTTTAGTTAATGCAATTAAATTCTTTGGTTATGATACACTAAAGGTTAGAGAATTCTGGAAAAATGTTGATGCTAATTCACCAATGTTTGGGAAATATATTATGAGTAATAATATTGATATATTTGATCCTGCAGTCCAACTTAATGATAAGAAAATCACTCTTCCTAATAAAAGATTTAGAAAAACTAGCTTATTTAGTTTAGTTTATAGAATTAATAATATTGTGCCTGATAAATTTGATGAGGAAAGTTTACCTATCACAACCGAGAACTATGATTTTACTATAGAAGAAATCTTAATTAAATTATTTGGATTAAAGAAAAAATTAGAAAATGAATTCTTGCCTCTTAACGCGAGAATAAAGGATATTACTGGTGAGGCTGATTTTTTTGGATTATTAGAAGTTACGAACACAATAAGTAGGAATGACAAAAGAGAAATTGTAGCAGGTATAGATACAAGCTTTAAGCTTTCAACTAAAGATTGTATATACATGGAAGATCTTAGAGCATTCACATCTTTTTGTTTAGCATCAGAGGCTATCGTTGATGAAGCTATTGTAAATTACTGTAATGCATATATTGCACCGCTTTCCTCAACTAACGCAATAGGTAGAAATTTATTAGTAGGACCGATATCAACTGGTGAAGTTTATCCACCAGCACCAATTGGGCCAGATTTATATGGACCATTAGGTATGCCTTATGATGGGAGCAATGTTACTATTGCAGGTTTAGCTGATGCGTTCTTAGGTTATTTTACAAGGTATGCACCTAACTTAAGTAAAGTAGGAGCATGGCCTGATGGTGAGTCATCTTATTATCTACCTGACAAACCTGGAATACCTGTTGGTGCTATGACAGTATTAGAGAATGATTCTTTTAATAATATAACATGGAATAATGTCGACTCTACCTGGAATCAATTAAATGATGCTAATAAATTCTTTACATTTGATATTGACCCACAAGGCGTTGTAGCAGGTGATGTGTTTACTGTTAATGATCCAGATACAAATACAGGAGCTACTTATACTGCTATTCTAGGAGATACTGATACAGATGTTCGTAATGAATTGTATGACCAACTGATCACACTTCGAACTGCATTCATAGACCCTTGGATATTTTGGGATATAAGTAAACAATCTGGATTTACTGGTGATGTTGTTAGATTATTTGGACAAAACGTTGATAGATTAAAATTAACATGCCAATCAATATATGGATCACAGTTATTGTTTAACCAATTACCTGGAGAAACTTTATTTACATGGGATGGTATAGAGAGAGGAAACTTTCAAGAAATAGAATGGACTATTTACAAAGACAAGACAGATATATCACCGGCTTATTACAAGGTATATAGAGGACCTCTATCACAGTATAATAAATTGCCAATAATTCTACCGTACGTAGGTACATATAGTGTAGAGATGAAGCTATGGGATCTGTATAACAATATTTCATCTAATGTTAAGACTGATTTTATTTGTGTTGAAAGTAGAGAAGTAGAATACTCTGGTTGGTACCAAGCAAGAAAATTGGACTATACTTGGAATAGTGAATCTAAATATATTTGGAGTGATTACGGTTCATTATGGAATTTACCTATCGCTCCTGAAGTTACTTGGGATGAAGAAAGTCCTAGTCTATATGAATCTTTAGATAGAGTGAATGCTATATTAAATAATTTTGGTTTAGGTACATCTCCAGATTTTCAATTATTAAATTACCAAAATGATGGTAAGGCTAGTTTTAGTGGACCTTATCAATGGAAAAATTTAACAACCGGTGGTTGGAATGATACTTATCATTTATGGTGGGACATGACAAGTACTACTGGTGATACTCCTGCGTTCTTTCAGTTTAGAGAAGTTGAACCTGAGACATATCTTAGGATTACTAATTTAAAGGGCGAGGTTGCCGAGCACTATTTTAATTCAACAGTTAATACATTAGCCGAAGCAGCAGCAGGTTTAAATGTAAGTACTAATAATATTATTAATAAGTATGTTTATAATGTTGTTTATGATGCAAGTGCAAATCAAATGTTTGTCCAAGCAGTATGTAGATATTTTGGTTTACATGGAGATTTTAAAAGTGTAGATATAGTTTATGCAGATGGTACTAGAGTATGCCCATCAACAGGAGTTACTGGTGCACCGTTCCCAACAGGAACTACTGGCTGCCCTAGTTTAATTTATAAGAAAGGTCAAAGCATGGCAAGTAACCCAACTTGGAATACAGCTAAGTTTATAAATAATGGTAAAACATTACCGAAAATGACATGGCTTATGTTTGTTTATGATAAATGTAAGATTCCAGGTAAGGCAACACCAAGATGGATTATTAAGAATACAACTAACCCCAACATAGCTGATATATATTTTGAGAGTAAATACTTAACATATCTATTCAAGAATCCTGGGAAATATGAAATCACCCTCGAACTTACAGATACGAATGGGAATAAATATAAAAAGGGAAGAAATATCCTAGTAATTAAATAAAGAAAACAAATGGCAATTAGCGTAACAGAAATTCTTGGAACAGATTCATTATCCGGATCCAGACTAGTATTGAATGATAACTTCAATATTTTGACCAGCGAAATTAATGCAATGGAAGTTTACTTCAATCCTACAGCAGGGACACTTACTAATCTTAATGATGTTAAGACTGAGTCACTGAGAGTAGGTTTAAGTACAATTTTATTGGATATTAATTCTTCTACATTTGACATATTAACTAATGTTAATATGTCAGGTAATCTTAATCTTAATGGTGGTGGATTATTTAGAAATGATGTAGATCCACAAACACTAAACGATGGTTTTGCAACAGGATCACCTGGTGTAATTACTGTTGGTACTAGTACAGCAATACCACCGTACTCGGTTGAACGTGTAGGTAATAGTACAGCAACAGCAATAACCATTCAACTTAATGATGGGGCAATTGGTCAAGAAATATTTTTTGTATATTCTGAAGCACAAACTGGTGTGGTAAACATCAAAGGTGCAGTAACTCCGTTAGTATTACCTGGTACATCACCAGCAAATACGACAATTGGTTTAGATCAAATTGGAGAAACTGTTCACTTACTATGTGTGGATGATGGTACAGGAAATGGGGTTTGGTTCTTAGTAGGTGGAACTGGGTATACAATAAGTTAATAAAAAGAAAAACGATACATGGCAACTACGCCTTTAATTAAAACGCCGCAGGCTGATGGGGGTACATTTTATACCTTCTCTTCTTCTGCACGAGATCTTTCAAAGACACTTAATAATGATAGCATTAAGTTAGTCTTTTCTAAGTTTGTGCTTTTGAATATACCAGACTTTGATAAGCTAGATCCTAATACTTTTAGTAACTACGAAAACTATATGCAATTTGATACTATTGATGGTATGATTGCAAGTGGTGGTTTAAAAGGTGACCCTAATGTCAACTTTACTGAAAGTCTCCAGAATTACGCACTGAATTTAGAAGAGTTAATTATTAGTGATACTAGTTATGACAACACGATACAGAGATCTGTTGCTGAGAGAGTATTTTTTAAATGGATGAAGGAGACTGGGGCAATGAGGTTCCGCAATGCTACTAATCTTGAAAAGAATCCTGGTATAACAAGGCCACTGTTTGTTGAAGAAGACGAAATAAAAACAGGAAGTAAGCAATATAGAAGAGTTGTTCAATATGTTGGTGATATTGATATTGTTAATAATGTTGATAAAGCAGGAGAAGCATATACCGAGCTTTATATTAATGTACCAACCCAAGTAGGTGGTACTCCAACAATTTTATTTGATTCAATTTCAGATGCTAATTATGAACCTAGTCTAAGGATCCAAGGTAAGAATGAATTTATATTAGGTCGTGGGCCAAGTACAGTACAGCCACAAGGATTAAGTATTAATGCATTTTATGATTATGATAATATTTTATCAGGTCCTGCTGCAAATGGTGGGTATACTGATCCTAATGCAAACTGGATGAATGAGCCTAATCCACCAACGAGCATAGATTCATATTTTACTGAACCTACTACATTTACGAGTGCTACTAGTATTAATATAAGAAAGTATCCAGCAGATTATGGAAGTCCTGCAGGATTTAATGGTTCTGCATATGTAAGATCAGAATTAGATGGAATCACTGTTGATTTTACTCCTAATGATTATGAGCAAATTGTAACTGATCCTACGATATCTACAATTCCACAATTTAACGGTAGTGATCTTGCAAGTACATTTGAATTTAATGCAGTATTAGTTTATTATGATTTAGTAGACACAAGCAACACAGCAAACACAGTTACTAATCTTTATGGTATTTTATTAGTAGATAATATTACGCCAACTACGGATGGTGGTTATATTCAAAGATACCCTAAATATAAACCTAATAAAGTTACTGGCCAAAATGGTAATAGTTATGGATTTAAAATTAATCTTAGATTTGATGCTTCACCAGGAACGGCAGGTATCGATACAATTGTTAATGACTATAATACATTTTCAATGCAGCTCTTCAGTGAAGCAACTGCACAACTACAAGAATCTGCAAAAATATTCCAAACACAGCAATTAGAACTTTCTGTATTAGATCAAAAAGTTCAAACACTAGAAAATCAAATAACTAATGTTGCTGATGTTACTTCATTACAAGCACAGATTACAAGTGTACAAAATCAGTTAGATAATGCAAACTTAGCTTTTGCTAATGATACTGTTTTACTTGATCTTATAGCTAAGAACTCTGATGAGATACAGGGATTAGCAAATGGAAATGTCCCAGTGTCTTTACAATATAATACTAGTGTAGTTAGACAAGGTACTGGTATCAGGGTAGATACAAATACACCTAATCTTATAACTATATCATTGGCGACACAAGAATATAACTTTATGGTGCCTTTTGATTCTAGCCAAGTCCAAATAACAACAACAAACCCATTAAATTTAAATCAAGCAGTACCACAAGTATTTACTGAATTACTTACATATACTAATATGGTAAGATTGGATACTGTTAATGTGGCAGGGGGTGATTTAAATATTTATATAGATGATACTATGATACAGTGGAAAACTGGTCAGACATTTAGATTAGCATTTAACAATAACCTGGATATAGGTTCAAGAAATATAAGAGTTTGGACAGATGCACCGAGCAGACTCAATGGAGGTTCTTATGGTAAGTCAATTGGAGTAATCACTAATGCTGATATTTCCAAAAGACCTATTATAGAATTTATATGTATAGAGCAAGGTGTGTTAAATTTTGTATTTGATATAATTAAATAAATAATAAAAGAAAGCGTAAAAACAAATGGCTGAAAATAACTCAATATCAACACTTTTACCAGAGCTTCTTAGGCTTTTCAATAATTCTTTAGAAAGTTTTGAAAAGGTTAATCAAGCCATAACTTCTAATAATGAGTCGGTAACTATTAATATACAGAATAATGATGGGACTAACTCAAGAGTTACTATTCCTAGTTTTGGTTTCTTAAAGAATTCAGTAGATAGACTACAAACTAATATAGATACTATTACCAATTTAAATGGGCAAAATAGTTCAATAAGATTATCTGATGGTACATTTAGAAAATTAGTTTTAGCTAAGTTACCTACAGAAGCCAAGGATTTAACTTCAATTAATTCTATTGAAAGTTTTAATATTAAACCTAATTGGTTTTTTGAAGAATTAATTAATCCACTTCTTTACGTCTCTTTTGATCTAACCGGTCAAGTTCCGATAGATACTGAAAGGGCTATAATACAAAGATTTATTTTAAATACTAATACTCAAGCTAAAGTTAATTTTTTTAATAATACTTATAATGGTAGAGCAGATATTAGTTATGATGATTTTTTACAACAAATTGTTGAAAGAAATATTTCATATGTATTAGATGAAGCTGTTGTAGATTTACCACCTAGATTGAAAAGATATACTGGAAACTTTAGTGTATTGAGAATATCAGATGCTGTTGTTACAGAGGTAATAAACGGTGCTAGTGTAACATCACAAAGGAAACAATATAAATTAAATAAGATTTTTTATACTGATGCAGAAGCTGATTTTGATGACACGGTACAGTTATCAGTAGGTGATAGTCTTGAGGTTGTCAACAATCCTATTAATACAAGATATAGAGTTACAAAAGTTGATTCAAGTACTAACACGATTATTGTAGAATTAGTTGAAGGATCTCAGGCTATTAGAATAGGTGCTGATATATTAAAAATATCATCAGCAATAGAAGATAATGTACAAGTTGATGTTACTGTAGGTTTTAATGAAAGATGTGTTACTTTTGTTAAACCTATTGATCCAGATTCAAAAATACCTTCTGTTAACTGGTCGCCAGGTAGTGGTTATTATACTAATACTTTAACGACTATAAATGCCGAAGGTGTTGAACAGTCTTTAGCAGAATATTATCAACAAAGCGCAATAGATTTTGGAGCTATGTTACTTTCGTTTGCTGATGACAAGATACCAACGACAAGAGAAGGCGTTACTCCAAATGCACCAGTTTTAAATGATGGTGATTTTAGTGTTAAATTAATTAATGCACAAGTAAGTGATTCACCTGCGATAATAGAACTTACCGATCTTAATAACCAAAAGAATACTATAGAAGCTACATTAAAAGAATTAGATGGAGCAATTTCACAAAGCAGAACAAAAATTCAAACTACTAACTATCAAACTGAAGTTGAGCGAGATGCTGACAAAAATGCTTTACAAGGATTAATTACAGAGAGATCTTCACAAGCAGAATTGTATGCATCAGTAGTTAAAGAGATAGATGCAAAAGCAAAAGACAATTCAGTATCAAGTATATCACCTAAGTATAGAACTCGTGGTTTTTGGGCAATGCCTGCGGAAAAGTCTACACCTGCAACAGGTACACAATCAATAGTTAAATTTAAAACAAGATATAGATACTTATCAAGTGATGGTGCTGCTAACCCAGTTGACCAATTTACTTTTAAGGATGGGACAGGCAATACACAGGGTGCATTTTCTAACTATAATATTGTGGAGAGTACATTAAGACCTAGGGCAAAGAGTTCTTTAACTGGTGTATATCAATGGGTAGAGATTAATACGGATAATGCAGAAGCAGTTAATATTAATCAATTAGATATTCCTATAAGAAAAGGTGAGCAAGTTGAAGTTCAGGTAAAATCTATTTCAGAAGCAGGGTGGCCATCTAATCCACTAGAAAGTGAATGGTCTAATTCTGTAATTGTAGTATTCCCAGCAGATCTTAGTTCTGATAATGCTACTGAAGCTATCATAAATCAAAATCAACAAGATTTAGCAAAAGTTGCTTTAGAGCAAGATTTAAATGAGATGGGAATACAACAGCATTTAAGTAGTTCTTTTACTGCAAATGAAAGTTATTTTGCTCACTCATCTCCGGTTATTGCATCAGGATTTTTATCAGAAAACCAAACTCCTATTGATCTGTTTACTAAACTACAACAGATGCAATCTCAATTAGATCTATTCCAAGAAATACTTGCAAATGCGCAAGGTAACTTGGTGGTTACACTAATAGATGATCAAGGTAATGTTACTAACTTAAAAAGAAATTCTGTTACTAGAATATTTGCTGGGTTCTATACATCAGAAGTTTCAAATCTTGATGATGCTAGAGGTGCAATCATATCTAAAACATTCTTTATTAACTTAGCTAATAATGAACAGACTGGATTAAGATTAATTGCAAGAATATCTGGTAACCGAAATAGAATGGTTAAGCAATCAGAAAATCCAAATTACTTAACGTCTGAGGCTACTGGTGGTACTGTTATTTTACCAGCTACATATCCTTGGTTAGATAATAGCCAAACAAATCAAAGCAATAACCAACCAACGTTTAAAACTGATGATGCTGATTATAATACATTAAGGAAATATGATTTAACTCCTATTCTTTTAACTAATCCTAGTTTTACAGCAGGTGGTGACCAATATGGACAAACTGTTTCATTAGCACCATTTCAATCTACACAGAATAAAAATCAATTTATAAATAGTAGATTTAGTGACGTTTCTTCTGATGAAGATTTTTACAGTTATAGAAGACCTGGTGATGGTAATTTTACATTTAACTTAGATACTGCTGAAAACTTTTATGGTAGAGTTAACGACACAACTAGCTCTAATCCTTCCGATTTTATCTGGGGTGGTGGTTTTATGAGTGATGGTACTCCTACTACTGCATCAGCTTATCCTGTTTCTACTGGAGATGAAACATTAGAGGTTCAAATAACACACCCATGGGTAACTAGTTATGCTGCTTATCGCAAAGCATATAGTAATTTAACTGGAGATACTAGTAATACTGTATTACCAGCAACACCAGCAGGTGGTGTTAACTGTGCGGATGCACCAGCAGGAAATGGTACTGCAAATGTTTTATTTAGACAATCTAAATTTATAAATCTAACAGCAAAAGAAACACTAGGAAAATATCAAGCAATATATTTAAATGAAAAAACATTAGATTTAATCCAATTGGCTAATTCTGCAAACTTTTCTGGGATAGTATGGCCAAACGGGCAAACCTTACAAGCCAGCCCTTCAATCACGGCGGTACCAACACTAGGTGATCCAACTAATTCTAATTTAGTAAATGGTGGAGCTGGGTATAGTAGAAATATTAAAACATCATTTGAAACATTCGATCAATATACATTAGGTACACATAGTTGTGGATCATATTTATTTTTATCAGGCGATACTCATGAATCATTACAAACAGGCGGTGATTCAGTACAATCATCTACAATAATACAATTTGGGCAATCTAATTCATTAAACATACCTTTAGTATTTCAGTATAGAATGACTGATTACTTTGGGACAGGTTCAGGTGCCGATGGTGGTATTGGTAATATTGGTGGAGATTCTACTGGAGCAACCACTAACCTAACATATGCCAAGAAAATCGGTTTTGATGTTTACCCTAATAATCAAGACCCTTTCCAATATGACATTGAGGTATTTTCAGCATACAGATCAAATAAACTCAATTTAGATGTATTCCCAAGTAAGACGGTTACTAAAGGATTAAATGATTTAGAAAAAGTATTAACAAAATTAAGCCCATCAGTTACTGCAACTAGAGTTAACAATGTTGTTAAAGGTGGTGGTGGTTTTAACAAAGGACTTTTCGCCGCTGATAGTTTTAATGGTAACGTATTTTAAATATTTAATTTTCACTAACCGTTTGGTGAATAAATAAAAAAAGTGAAAATTAAATGGCCAAAAAACTTTTCGATAAAGCATCTTATAGCATAGCTAGGACTAATCCTAAATTAACAGGTAATGTAAAACTTGTTAGTAATGGTAATGATTTATACTTAGAATCATTTAATGCAAACACCGAGCTGTCATCCTCTACATTTAAAGCATTTAAGATTAGTGGTAAAGATACCTATGATCGTGACGTCTTTAAATTTTTTCAGGGTGGTAAATTCCCTGCTAAATTAGCGTATGAAGTATTTCAAGAATTCCAAGACATATCAGTGCTTTCACAGTATCAAAACCAGTATGAAATGTTTTATTCAGCAGGTACTAGATCGGTTGCTTCTACTTCATACCCAGAAGACTTAGGTATGCTAGCACCCTTGTGGTTAAACGAAGATATTCCAGATAATTTTGTAATATTTAGAATAGATAATCCAGCTGCTGTTAATAATATAAATGAAACTCTACAGAATGCAAATTATCTCAACGCACAAACATCCACCAAGTTTACAAAAAATGTTTTAGAGAATTGCACAGCAATCAAAACATTTGATTTAACTACTAATAGTGTACTTGGTGCTTATATTAGAAACTATAGATCACAAGATTCATTTCCTAAATCACCACTCCAAATATCATGGAGAAAAGACGAGCCGATGCAATGGGCAGGTATAAATTATACTAAAGGTGGGTTTACTCAAGCTGGTAGTTTTTCATATGATGGTATAGTTACACAAGATGCTACTATAATACAAAATGAATTTTTCTTTACTGGTGGTTTTGAAAGGAATAATGTTTTGTTGGCAAATTTAATTAACATGGAATTTTTATTCTCTGATGTTAATGCTGCTGACTATTCAGTTAATAGATATTTTGGACTATATGTAAATGAAGTTGAAGAAGGTAAGTTTGATATATCTGGGGAAGGTTTTTATAAAAATATAGAAAAAACACAACTACCTAAAATAACTACAGTGAATCAGGTATCTGAGCAACTTAATACTCCATTTGAAATGACAAACACCAGTGGTATTATAC